GTCATCGTGGCCAGAGCCGCCGATGCAGGTCGGTGACCACTGCCGTTGGTGTGCGGCTAAGCCGATCTGTCCGCGCATGACCGGCGCTGCCGAGCGCGCGTTGCGAGCGCAGCTGACCGAGATGCCTGCCGAGCAGATCGCGCTGCGGCTCCAGCAGGTCGAGATGCTTGAGAGCTACATCACCGACTTGCGAGCGCTGGCGTTTCAGATGCTTGAGAACGGACTGCCGGTGCCAGGATACAAGCTCGTACCCAAGCAGGCGCGGCGCCAGTGGGTCGACAAAGCGAAGATCGAAGCATGGGTGGACGCCAATGGTATTGAAGACGCCTACGAGCCAGTGACAATTAAATCACCGGCGCAGCTTGAGAAAGTCTTGAAAAAGGCTAAAATAGAATTTCCCGCTGACATGGTGGTATCTGTGTCGTCGGGCGATACGTTGGCGCCGGAGTCAGATCCGAGGCCAGCGGTGTTGCAAATCGGGAAGCAGTTAACTGCGGCCCTCTCTAAACTTTAATAGGAGTACAGTAATGTCCAATATCGTAAACTTCAAAGGCGCTAACCTGCCTGCCGTTTCTTCCCTCTCAACTGCACTGCGCGCGCTGGAAACCGTAGCAGGGCCATCGAGTTCCGTCATCATCAAGATGGACAAGACCGGCCACTGGGTGTTCGGTGCTGACCAAACCGAGGTCGAGGATGACGCCACATGGGCGATCAACCCGTTCTCGTTCATTCACGGCTTTATCGCTTGGGGTGAAGGTGAGGTGCTGGGTGAGAAGATGGTGTCGGTATCCGAGCCGCTGCCAGAGATGGACGCACCGCCGCCTAACGCCAAGCGTGGTTGGGAAGCGCAAGTCGGCATGTCGTTGAAGTGCATTTCCGGTTCTGACAAGGACATGGAAGCGCGCTACACAGTGACGTCGGTGGGCGGCAAGCGCGCAGTGCAACAGCTCGCGGTTGCCATTGCCGAGCAAGTCGAGAAGGATCAGTCCAAGCCCGTGCCTGTCGTGCGTCTGAAAAAAGACCACTACCTGCACAAGTCGTACGGTCGCATCTACACGCCGGTCTTTGAGATCGTCGAGTGGGTCGGCATGGACGGCAAGGCTGACGAAGCAGAAGCCGAGACGCCTGCAGCCGAGCCAGCACTCGCTGGTCGTCGTCGTCGCGGTTAAGTAGCACGGGGGAAAGCGGATGCTGCCGTGCGACTGGTCGGGAAAACCCAGCCGGTACTGCAGACAGACGCAGCGAGTACCCCACCTTTCAATGGCCCTAGTCATCTTTCATCAGGTGTTTCCTTGGTCGGTTCGACCTGATGCTGGCAAGATGACGGGGGTCACCCCTACACCATGAAAACTATGAGATTTCTCTCTGTCTGCAGCGGCATAGAAGCCGCGTCGGTAGCGTGGAAGCCGTTGGGTTGGGAAGCGTCTGGCTTTGCTGAGATCGAGCCGTTCCCTTGCGCTGTGTTGGCGCGCCACTATCCTGACGTACCAAACCACGGCGATATGTCGCTGCTGCCTAGCAAGATCCGTAACGGCGAAGTCGAGGCGCCTGATCTGCTGTGCGGTGGCACCCCCTGCCAAGCCTTTTCTGTTGCCGGCCTGCGCCAATCATTGGATGACGCGCGCGGTAACCTAACACTTACCTTTTGCGAGATTGCCGATGCCATCGATTCAAAACGAGAACAGCCCTGTATCGTCTTTTGGGAAAACGTCCCAGGCGTCCTCAACACCAAAGATAATGCCTTCGGGTGCTTTTTGGGAGCGCTTGCCGGCGAAGATGATGCACTCGTCGCACCAGGGGGCAGATGGGCTAACGCTGGTTTTATTGATGGCCCCCAAAGAGCAGTCGCGTGGCGAGTCCTCGACGCCCAATATTTCGGAGTGGCCCAACGACGCCGTCGTGTGTTCGTTATCGCAAGTGCTAGAGCAGATTTCGATCCCGCAGCGGTTCTTTTTGAGTTCGAAGGCGTGCGCCGGGATACTGCGCCGAGCCGAGAAGCGGGGCAAGTCGCTCCCACCATCCCTTCACGCAGCACTGCTGGCGGTGGCCTCGGAACCGACTTCGACTGCGACGGAGGCGTGATAGCGTCAGCTGACCCTGCGTATTGTTTAGAAACAACTTGCAATGATTATAGCCGCGCCGATGGATTTAATATGTTAGTACAGCCAGTGCTTGCGCCAATCGTATTAGCCGAAAACACGATTGGTCGGCAGCCGCATAACGGCGGCAACGGTGACGGATTTACTGAAGGTGGACCGATGTACACGCTGAACGCAACAGGTGTGCATGGTGTGGCGCAGCCGATTGCTTTTGAACCGGGTAAATTAAAACGATTGGGATATGGTGATGCAGAACCCGGCTTATCGCCAACGCTCCGTGCCGATGCTGGCGATAATCAACTAGCGATAGCGCAGCCGATAGGCTTTACGCGCTGCGACTATGGGAACGACGCTGTGGTGGACGGCACGCCGACCATGCGATGCGGCAGTAACTACTCAGCACATCTGGCTGCGGTCATCCCGTCGATGGCTGTGCGCCGTCTGACTCCGGTGGAATGCGAACGGCTGCAGGGTTTCCCTGACAACTACACTAACATCCCGTGGCGTAAGCAGCCCGAGTCACCTGACGGCCCACGCTACAAGGCGTTAGGTAACTCATGGGCTGTGCCCGTAGTTCGATGGATTGGAGAGCGAATTGAGCGTTCTCTGGATTGATTTCGAAACCCGGTCGAAGTGCGACCTATCCTCACGGGGAGTCTATAACTATGCCCAAGACGGAACTACCGATGTACTTTGTATGTCGTACGCCTTTGATGAGGGCGAAGTTGTTACGTGGCAGCCCGATCAACCGTTTCCGGAATCCGTGCGCAATCACACCGGACGCATCTACGCGCATAATGCGGCCTTCGAGCGCCTCATCTTTTGGTACGTCTTACAGTGTAACTTTCAACTCGAGCAGTTCGTCTGCACCGCTGCACAAGCGCGTGCGAACTGCTTACCTGGCAGCCTTGAAGACGTCGGACGCGCCATCAGTAGCGTCATGCGCAAAGACCATCGAGGAAGTCAACTCATTCGGTTACTTTCCGTGCCCCAAGCTGACGGAACTTTTAACGACAACCCGGCCTTGATGGCCGAGATGATTCGCTACTGCGAGCAGGACGTCCGTGCCATGCGCGCCATCTCCAAGGCCATGCGCCCGCTGTCCGACCAAGAGCTGGCCGACTACCACGTCAACGAGCGCATCAACGACCGCGGCGTGCTGCTGGATCTGCCACTCGCGCAGGCGGCCATCCGTTACGCATCGGTCGAGCTGGAAGAAATTGAGACGCTGGTCGCCGACCTGACGAAGGGAGAGATCAAGTCGGTGCGCAGCCCCAAGATGCGTCAGTGGGTGATCGACCGTGTCGGGCCGCAGGCATTAAAGATGATGGAGACATACAAAGACGGCGACTTGAAGTACAGTATCGACAAGACCGTACGCGCCAATTTGCTGGCTTTTGCCGAGGAGAACCCCGATGAGATTCCGACCCATGTTGCGGACGTCATTCAATGCGCAGATGACCTCTGGGCGTCGTCAGTTGCGAAGTTCAGCCGCCTTGCGAGTCTGGCAGACGAAGACGATCACCGAGTACGAGGTGCATTTGTCTTCGCTGGCGGGTCTGCCACTGGACGAGCTTCGAGTTATGGCGCGCAAGTTCACAACTTCACGCGCAAGTGCGCCGACGAGCCAGACGCTGTTAGGCACGCTATGGTGCGAGGCCACAGCATCACCCCAAGATTTGGAAAACGCGTTACGGATGTTCTCCGGTCGATGCTCCGGCCCGCACTGATCCCGGCGCCCGGCAAACAATTCGTTGCAGCCGACTGGTCAGCGGTCGAGGCCCGCGTCACCGCTTGGGCGTCAGCCGACCCGCAGGCCGAAGAGGTACTGCAGGTCTTCCGCGAGGGCCGCGACATCTACAAGCGCGAAGCCGCCGGAATCTATCGCGTAGATGAAGAAACAGTATCGAAAGAGCAACGCCAGATAGGCAAGGTTGCGATCCTGTCATTAGGCTTTGGCGGCTCGATCGGGGCGTTCTCGGCGATGGGCCGCAACTACGGCGTCATCATGGCCGAGTCGGATTCCCGCCGGATCGTTGACGCATGGCGGCGTGCAAACGCATGGGCCGTGCGCTACTGGGGCAAGCTAGAGGACGCCTACACGCGCGCTCTACGCAATCCTGGGCGGGAGTTCTCAGCCGGGCGCGTCACCTACCTGTATGACAAGCAACACCTCTGGTACGCGCTGCCCAGTGGGCGCATCCTGTGCTATCCGTTTGCTAAGTTTGATGGCGACGAGATTACATATGTGAAGGCCGCATGGAAACCTGCCGCAGACGCAACCGAATGGCCCAGAGCGCGCTTGTGGCGCGGTCTGGCTTGTGAGAATATAACGCAAGCAGTCGCCAACGATCTGCTACGGAATGCTTTACGCCAGCTCGATGACGTCGTGCTGCATGTGCATGATGAGATTGTGCTGGAGACGTCTGACCCTGATGCACCCAATACCCTAAAGCAAGTGATGTGTACGCCGCCCGCATGGGCTGCGGGTCTGCCTTTGTCGGCAGAAGTGGAAGTGATGGATAGATACGGAAAGGGTTGATTATGGAACTTTGGACATCGATACCCGGTTACGCGGGGTTTTATGAGGTAAGCAATTTTGGTAATGTGCGGTCGCTTACGCGGTCAGTACCTTATGGCCGCCATAAAGGTATGGTCTACAAAGGCCGCGACATTAAGCAATTTATATCGGGCAAGTATTTAAGCGTGAAATTATCTAAAGCGGGTGTTACAAAAACAACGTACGTTCATGAGCTAGTTTTACTCGCGTTTGAAGGTTTGCGGCCTAAAATAGCCGACCGTAGTGAAATACGGCATTTAGATGGTGACAAACTGAATAACGCGCTGAGTAATTTGAAGTATGGAACCGTAAAAGAAAATGCTGCCGACAGGAAGCTTCATGCTGCCGGGCTAACAGCCGTCAAATAAAAAAGCCGCCTGGCAGGGCGGCTCTTTCAACTACAAGGACAACAATGGATTTCCTAGAATTCTACACCAATCTCGCGCCACAGGGCGAGACGGCGCTCGTCGTGCGCCAGAAGCCACAACTGAAGAACGGTCAGATTCAGCTGCACCCCGACGGGGCTGTCAAGTGTACATGGCCCGCTTATCTGCCTACCTACCACACCAAGCCTGATTGGGCCATCTACGGCAACACGGCGTCGTTCATCATCGACCGTTTCAAGGACGGCCATGTGTCGGCGTCAGCGGCCAATGCCACACCTGTGCTGGTGATGGTGCTGGACGACGTCGGCGACCCGGTCAAGGCGCCTAACACCCCGGCGCTGGCACCCACATGGATTATCGAGACGTCTGCCGGGTCGTTCCAGTGGGGCTACGCGTTCTCAGA